TCCTTGAGGCCGTCCATGGCATCGAACATAGCTTGCGTAACTTCACCTGTTTCATCTACATCATTAAAGATAGATTCAAACTCGTTTGTTATCTCGTACAGTTTCATGTTTAGTTTCCGTTATTGTAGTTGTTGATTGCTTTTTCTTTGGTGTTAATATAGCCCTTTCTGGCTCCCATCCATCATGTATTCTACCAACGGCAAGTTGGTAGTTTATCGCGTGTATTTCACACCAGTCTTTTAATATTTTTTCTTCGCTACCTATTCTTATCAACCTTTTAAATGGATCTTTTTTTATAGCGTCCTCAAAAGACAAGCCATATTTATAAATCCTACCCCATAAAGTATTGTATTTTATCCCCAACCTCCTAGACCAATCTTTTAAAACTAAACTTTCACCGTGCAGTGTGAAAATAAGGTTAAAATCACCTCTGTTTTTGGATTGGGTAGAGGCATTAGCCCACCTACAGTTTTCTTTAAAATATCCTTTGTCATTATCAACCCTATCTAAACTGTGTTTAGACGAAGGCCTGCAACCCATATCTTCAAAAAACAACCCAAAATTATCTAGCCATCTATCACATACATTTATACCTATAGCCTGATACCTTCTAACTTCTTTATTACAAGGTGAATAGCATCTAGCTTTCATTGCTTTCCACGCCCTATATTCCGGCAATAATTTCTTATTCATTAATAATTCCTATTTAAACGTATTACTATACGCTAAAATGGCAAATAATTTAATCATCACCTTGCTCGTATTCATCAATAGATTTTCTTACATGCTCTAAATTGTTATCTATATATGTATCAAACATCCCTTCCGGTGACTTTGCAAGATAACAACCATTATGCTGCGTTAAAAACTTATACTCACCATCTGCAACCAAGGAATGAAGAACAATAGTAAACAACCCTTCTATAACCACTTTGTCATCTAGAAGCCTGCCTATCGTTTTAAGTTTTGCTGTTCCGTTAGCATCTATATCACTATGAGAGAGTATTACAGAAAATAAATCACCTCTAAATGAGGACATCTCCCTAACAATGTTCCACGCATTTTTCCCAATATCCGTAAATTTATCGTACGACTTTTCACTAGCTCTACGCATAAACTCAGAACACATAGTGTACTGAAAATCATCTATGATTAAATTCTTAATATCAGGGCGTTTTTCATTTATTAACCTCATCACTCGCAATATTTTAATCGAATCATCTGACGAGTAATAATTACCCTCATCACCCTTGGGGCTTAGAGGTTTAAAATGCTTTTTAAAGCCTTTAAAGGGCAAACTTTTGTCCATAACATTTATTAAAAATGTATCTGCTCCCATTAAACCCTTTAAAGACCTGCTTTTCCCTGTGCCACTTCCGCCAATCACTAACACACTATTACTCATGAAAACAAAACTCCTATCCCAAAAATTAAAACCAACACGCTTATAACGCGAACTACACGCGAACTACACGCGTTTAACGCGAACCACACGCTCTTAACGTGAACTACACGCGAACTACACGTGGATAACACGCTCTTAACGTGAACTACACGCGAACTACACGTGGATAACACGCTCTTAACGTGAACTACACGCTCGTAAGGCCGTATTGCATCCCTCATACTAGAAGTCACAACTTAAATCCCGTTCGTTCTGCTCGATGGATAATTGCATCTCAGCATACCATTTATCCATACAGGCCTCGTCTAGGTACTCCTGTATGCGCGCATCAATGTTGGAATTCATCTTCATGAATTGAGTCAAAAGCTCTAATCTATCAGCCGAGTTTAAATCATTAATTGATAGTCTATATTCACTATCGATGGTTTTTGCATGCCTAAAAGCAAGTGTTTGAGATAATTCTATTAGGGGTTTCTCGAAGGTTTTAATGCTCATGTTTTTTCTCGTTAAGTTATGTTTCGTTAAGTTCGAAACCATTGTATCACGTGTTACGCATAAGTCAACACTTAGTTGAAAATTAGTTGATACTTTTATGTTAACTTTACGTTTACTGTGCGTGTTATAGTTGTTACACTTACAAAATAAAACCAGGGGTTATAATGAATAATAAAGCGACAGATTTAAGGTATAAATTAAAGTTGAGCCAGTCAGCCATGGCGCGTGAATTAGGCGTGGCAAGGCAGGTTGTATGGCGGTATGAGACGGGGAGAACGGAACCGAGTTTGGCGATTATTAAAAAGTTAATTTCCCTAGCGGCTGAGCATAAGATTAAGGTAAAAGCGGGAGATTTTATAAGCTAGGGTTATCTACAATTTATGGGGGTAATCCTGTGTAAAACTCGATATTTTGGCTTGTTTACTGGGTTTTGATTGCTGTTTAATTGTAAGTAATAAGGAGTTTTTAATGAGCAAAGAATCATACAGAAGCAAGATTGATAAATTGGTTTGCGAGTCAGGATTGAAGGGCTCAGTTGTAGCGCGTGAGATGGGTGTATCGGTTGATAGGATAATAGCGTTAAGACGTGGTAAAGATGAAAATATATCCTCCGATGATTTTAAATCTTGCGTATCAGCTATTGCACGTCTCGGTGGTGACATACCTGTGACACAGCACCGCAGTATAGAAGAGCGCTTAAGTGATATCGAGGCAAAGCTTGATAGGGTTGTTAAGATGCTGGGGGAACAAAATGCTTATCCTGACGCGTAAGCGAGGCCAAGACATCTTGGTAGGCGATGATATTGTGGTTACTGTTCTTGGTCGTGACAAGTGGGGCAGTTACTTGATTGGTATTGATGCCCCCAAGGAAGTGAGTATTGTGCGTCGAGAGATTGCGCATGAATTTGATGATGAAGGTAACAGGCTGGATGCTGAATGATTGATAAAATGTCGTGGACTGAAGCGCGAATTCAGCAAGAAATGTACACCCTGTTGGGCATGATGGATGCGATGTGTTTTATTTTTGTGGGTGAGAAGGAAGGCCATTTTTATGACTTAGCATCTTCAATGAAAGAGCGGTACGAAAGTATTTTAAAACGCACGGTGGGGTATGAAGAATGAATGACTTCACGAAGGATGAGCTTGAGTTGTTGGGAGCGTGCGTGTTTAGTAAGTTTGTCGCAACCCTGGATGATCCGTCAATACGAAAAATTCAACCTGATTTGGAAAAACTAAGAGATAAGCTGCAATCCCTAATCGACAACTATTGTGAGCCTAAGCCTAAGTTCAAGGTTGGGCAAGTCGTATGGCGTCTTAATTACACATACGACTGTACGTATATGCGCATAGCCGACATTGACCCAAAAGCCGATGAAAGGTACTACGGGGTAGATGAAATGAATGATGATGGCGGGGATTGGTGGACTGAATCCCAGCTTTATCCAACCCGCGAAGCCCTTATTCAATCACAGATTAAGCACTGGTTAAGTCAGAGTGAGCCTGAATTACCCTCCGACTACCTAAATGATGCTGTAGCATATCTTAACCCCAAGTCATCTTGCTGCTCAGTTCATGCTGGTTCGAGTGAAGAATGCAGGGAAGAATGCGAGCACGAATGGTACGGCGGCGAATCTTACGGCGACAGTGCAGAACGTAAATGCAAACTATGTGGGGAGTTTTATTTGTGAATTGGTTTAAAAGAAAAAAGAAGTCTGAGAAGGAAGATACACCCCCTAAGATGCCAAAACCAGGGGGTGAATGGCTTGAAATATTTAACAAACGTAAGCCTGATATTTTAGAAGCACTAAACAATAAAGTTACAACCGGTGAAAGTGAGTTTCTATTAGTTCACGGATTTACGCCGCTAAATGTAAAGAGTGAGTTATCGAAAATTATTACCGTGGGAGGCCCAAGCATACCTTGCGTTTCTATCGTTGATAAAAAGACCGGTGAGATTCGTTTGTTTGCGTTAAAAGCCTTAATCGACGTTTCATATTAAAAAGGATTGTGAAAATGGTTAAATTAACTGATGTTATTTACAGTAATGAAGAAAATTTGACGGTAACTGGAAACGCCGTAGTTATTGCGGGGGATAGTGTTTCAATAAAAGAAAATAAAGAGTGCGAGCATGAATTCAGAACTTACAGTGTGTACTCCCCCGAACACAGCAGGACACTAGGCTCTTCTGAATGCAGAAAATGCGGAGAATTATACCGGTGAATAAATCAACGGATGTTATTTACAGCGCTCAAGAAAATTTGACGGTAACATTTGCAGACGCGATGAACTTACCCATGACTCTTATGGTTAACGGGTTCAGCATCAAAGAAACAGTTGTTGAAGCGCTTGAGAAGTTCACGGAAGACGGGGTGTTTGCTGATATGTACACCAATGAAATAGCAGAGGCCATCACCGCCCTCTTTGGTGTTAAACTTAATATGTTTCAGGGTAGCTTATGAAGTTCAATCCTAAAGTAGCGCTAGGATTTGCCTTTGGCTTCATGATTACTCTTGTTGGGGTTAGCTTTCTTGTGAGTTGCAGTGATAACAATCACGAGAGGCCCCAGGACGGACAAGAGCAACAAAGCAACAACTCAGGCGGGGGTATGATGGAAAGGATGGCTGGCGCGGCTGTTGCAGGTGCGGCAGCAGGGACAGCCGGAGCGGTTGCGCATCGAGCAACAGACCATCTAATCAACAAGCACCAGGAGAGAAAAGCACACAGACAAACAAGACCTAGGACTTACAATCATCGACGACGTTAATTCAAATCAAACAAGGGAAGGTTATGACTTTTGATATACACGCAAAATCGCAACAACTTTTAGAGCAAGTCGCTAATTCTATGTATGACAGAGCGCCAGAAGACGATCATACAACATTCACAACAAAAGAAATTCATGTGGTAGAAACGTTTTTACGTCAGTTTGGAAAAGAACTTCTTGAACAGCTCGGACAATACTAAAATAAAAGTATTATGCTCTTATTTTAACATGTTGATCTTATTAAAACATTGAAGTAGGATTGAGCCGGTTGGTACTTCAATACCAACTAGCTCATGGGCGTAGCCCGAAGACATATTTACCCGCATAACCAGTGCGCTAAATATTTTGATACTCAACACACTAGGATGCGTTAAATATGAACATAGTTTACCAATACAAACACTTATACGCAAGGTTTTTTACGCTTATTTTAACAGTGGGTTTAGTTGCACCTAAAAATTAATATTTATGACCACAACAATGGATGATGTGATGAATAAAGAACAGTGGGAAGTGTTTAATAATTGGCGCGATACGTTTAATTATAACGATTTCACGCCGAAAGAATTTGATACCAGGATGACGTTAGCTATTAATTTACTAAAACAAGGATATGTTTTATGAGTATTGAGAAGTTTTCGGGGAAGCTTTACAACCAAACCCAAGGCGGTTTTACCGTCCTTATGAATCAAATATTTAATCTCATAAAAGACGCGGAAACCATAGGTGTTTATGCATATTTGTGCAGCTTACCGCCTGAATGGGACATAAACACAAAGCATTTAAAAAGCAAATTTAAAATAGGCAACACCAAGATTTATAGAATCCTTACCTCGCTTATAGACTGCGGTTTACTCGAAAGAGAGGAGGTGAAAGAAGCAGGTAAGTTTGCTAAATATGAGTATAAACTGCATCTGCTACCGGTCTCCCAAAAACCGAACGCGGTTAATGGGAGCGCATATAAAAGAAAGATAAAAACAAAAGAAAATAAAGAGATATGCACTTCTTCAGTAAGTACCCCTGAAGAAATGCCCCCCTCAGCCGATAAGCCTAAGAAAGACAAACCCCAAGTAACCAAGGAAACAGCCTCATACATAGCAATATGGAATGAGTTAGCTATAGCGCATGGGCTAAAGCCAGTGGGGCAGGACAAGCGGCAGCTAAACGCTATTCACAAGTCACTTCAAGTAATTAAAAAAGAATGGGATGTGAAACTAACGGAGAAGAATTTCAGGGTATGGTTGACGCAAGGGGTAAACGCTAAACACTACCGGTTAAGTAAGTTCAAGCATCGTTTGGATATTTGCTTGAGGTGGGATGCATTTATTGAAATTTACACACTTGAAGGGGTAAATCGAGTTGAAAACAAGTAATGTTGAGAAGGAAAAAGCGGTCATTGGTGCGTTAGTACTTCATAACCTGAGAGACATCCAGGGTTATGATGCGTATTTAATTTCTAAATTGAGGGATGAGTTTTTTACACATAAACCGGTGAAGGAAATTTTTAAACTTGCATCATCTAACTTTAGCGCTGGCGTGGGTATTGATTACACTGACTACCTGGCTTCAGTTACCACTGAGGCCGCGCAGGTAATTCAGGAGGCATTGCTGGCTGATTTTATACCGTCAACAAGCATAGACCGGTACATTAATGAGCTTGGTAACCTAGCAATATTACGGCCTAAAGTGCAGATGCTCGCTCAATGTATGCAGCAAGTAAACCAGGCGGACAGTATTGAGAAGGGCTACGGTATTATTCAAGAGCTCGCAGCTAACTTGCTTGGTGATGAAATAAAATCACCCCATACACAACATCTCTCGGAGATAGTTGACGAGGTTATGTCAAACGATGATGAGCCTGAATACTTCAAGACAAACTTGAAGGACTGGCCTCCATTCCCATCGAAGGGGATGATTACAATCGGTGGGCGCTCAGGGGTTGGTAAAACTTTAATGGGCTTGCACCTCATGGAAAATATACTGCAAGTGAAACCAGGCACCCAGGCAATTTATTTTAATTTAGAGATGGACAAGCGAGTAATGCTTTCCCGGTATCAAAACATGATACGGCCGTTCAAGGGCTCGCTTAAAAAAACCCTGGAGGATGGTGGAGCAAGTGAGACTTTAAAACGTGATGTAACACTTGTTAGCAAGTCAGGGCTTGAATTAAGTGAAATACAAATGACGGCATCTTGTTGCGCTCTAAAAAAGCCTGTTTCGGTGATTGTGGTGGATTATGTCGGCCAGGTTAAGGACAAGGGTGGGGATGAGTATCAAGAGCTGGGGAGGATAGCCAAGGGCTTGTCGGGGCTGGCTTACAAGCTAGGGTGCGTTGTTATTGCATTGCAGCAAGTGAAGCGAAAGGATTCACAAAAAAAAGAGGGTGATACCACGCCACACACCTACGAAGCCGCCGGAACACTTGACTTTGAGCGTTCATCTGAATGGTGGTTAGGTATAGACCAGCCTCAAATGCACAGGCCCGATGAGGCAACAGTGAAGGATATTTTTGTGATTAAGAATCGAAAATCAAGGGGTGATACTGGCTACTTTACTGTTTACCACGGGTTCAAAGATGCGAGATTTTTTGATGTTGACCAGCACAGCGCAGGAAATGCGGTTAATAATCCAATAGCTTCGGTTAAATCGTACAAGGACGCTTACAAGTAAGTGGGTTTAGTTTGTGGTAACGCGCTTTATTTGCTAGCATCAATAAAAATATTAGGGGTTAAATCATGGCTAAGACAGAAGTTAAAACGCAAGCTCATGTACCAATGGTCACAGAGCGCACCCGTAAGCCACGTGAGGGCTTCAAAAACCCAAACAAGGGCATTCCAGTAGCCAAAGGCTTAACGCTTCAAGACGTGCCCCGTGAGATGATTCAAGGGCACTTAAGAGCTAATGAACAGGTAGCTAAGCAACGCTTCAAGCAAAAATATGGTGCTGAGTTCGGCGGACACGAATCTTTTTGAGGTAGTTATGGCTGATTTCAATGCGTGCGTTGATTATGTCCTGGGTAACGAGGGTGGTTACTCGGACAACAAGAAAGATGCAGGGGGAGCTACTAATTTTGGTATCTCGCTTAGATTCTTGAAGGAAGTAAACGCGGCCACGCTTAAACGCATTGGAATTACGGGTGAAGTTACCAAGCAGACCATCAAGGATTTAACTAAGCAACAGGCTGTAAGCTTGTATTACTCAGAGTTTTGGGGTCAAGCGCGGTTTGACAAAATCATGAACTTCGCAATCGCTAAGTATGTTTTTGATATGTTTATCCATCATGGACTTCACCAAGCCACGCTAAACACTCAGCGTGCATGTTGTTCAGCGCAAAAGAGCTTGGATTTCATCATGTGCGATGGCTTGCTAGGCCCTAAAACGCTTGGGGCTATTAACCAGATATCTTTTTCACTGATACCGCCCATGATTAGCGAGAGAGCCGGTTTCATGCGTAGGTTGGTCGTAAAAGACCCTGAACAAGCTGTGTTCTTGCCAGGGTGGTTGATGCGGGCGTATAAAATCTAATCAACGTCGGCGCGCTCTTCTAGAAAATGCTCTCTTAGTTGCTGAGTAATCCTGTATTCCTGGTCAATCCCGTCCTCGTCGCCATGAAGCTCATCTGTTTGCATCGTCTAGCCCCAGTTTTGTTTTATATTTTTTATGATTTCTTTTTTGCCTCCACTCGCTAGTCATCATATCCACGCCAAGAATAATTCCGAAGCCTACGAAGTTCAAAACTACACACTGAATAAAGCTTTCCACGCCTTCCATATCATGCCGCCTTAAGTTTTGTTTGTTTAATTGATGCGCGCTCGCTGCCGTACTTGGTTCGTATTTCTTCCATGGAGTGAGAGCCACGGCTGAATGACTTCTTGCCCGCCGGACGATAAAACCACATTTTTTTCTTGATAGCCCACTTGAAGCCAGCTTCTTTGATGATGTCCTTAAACTGCTTTGTGTCACCTGAAACCCACACCCAGGAGCCACAAACCTCAATCGCTAGATTGCAGTGCATGATTTTAGTTAACGCTTCGAAAAGTTCGTGTCCGTATGTTATATCACTCCCGAGAATATCAGCGTTCCCCGTGTGGTCCTTGAGTGTGGTGTAAGCCTCGTTAACTGCTTTCATCATCTCTAGACCTGCCGGGTTACGGTCAGGGTGATACGTTGAACATGCCTTGCGGTAAGCGTGTTTGGTGATATCCGGGGTTAACTCCCCGGTCAAGCCGAGGATTTTGCAAGCGTCTGATACGTTCATGTTGTATTCCTGTTATGTTATGTTTTGTTATGCTTTAGATTCTGTGTAACACAAGTCTTATATCTATTAACTCAGCGTCGAGAGTTGATGAATGTAACAACTCACCCAGTATTTTTTCTAGCTCTATAATCAATTTGCACTCCCATGAGTGAGATTCAAACGCATTCGCATGGTTTTTTAATTTCTCTAGCTTTTCATCGGCAAGAAATATTGTATCGCGCCGCTCTTTTTCTCTTAAAATTGTTTCTACTTTTTTTAGTAAATCTTTCATTTTGTACCCCTGGTTGTTGTTTATTTATGTATCTCGCTAACTTGTACATATGATATCAAACTGTTAATCTCTTGTCAACACTATGTTGCAATAAAGTTACACCCTACAAGTAATAAATGATTTATGAAGTGGATCAAGTTTGTTTTTGTGGGGTAAACTCAAACTACAAGCTATTTTTTATGGAATAAAAAGAGGCGCTCATGGAAAATAAAAAGAGAAACCCAGGTGGACAGCCAACAAAATTTACAGTAGCCAAGGGTGAAGCCATCGTTGCCAGAATTCGCACTCATTTATCAGTGCATAACGCGGCGGGAAAAGTTAAAGAATCACACCAAACGGTTTTCAATTGGTTGAAGTATGGTGAGCGAGATTTAATTGCGGGAAAAGATACCCATTTTGCTCACTTCTTTGCAAACGTGTGTGAAGCTAGAGCAGATAAAGTAGCGGAGTTAATCGAAGTGATTGAATCTATGCCAAAATCATGGCAAGCAATATCATGGCTTCTTGAGAAATGTTGCCGCGAAGAGTTCGGGAAAGAATCAAGTCTTTACCAAGATTTGCTCGACGATTATAAGCATTTAATGCAAGTCGTGCTTGATGCTAAGGGGATTAGCAATGGCCGGTAAAGATTGGATAAAATCAGCTACCAAAAACAAGGGTGGATTGCACAAAAGCTTAGGTGTTCCCGCTGGTGAAAAGATTCCAGCAAAAAAACTAGCGGCTGGTGCTAAAAGCAAAAACCCAAAAATTAGAAAACAAGTAGCGCTTGCAAAAACTCTTAAGAAGATGAAGAAATAATGACATTTGAAATAAACTATATTGAGTGGGAAGCAGCAAGCGAAGCGTCTGGTTGGGTTAAGCTTGAGTCGGTGACAGATTGTAACCGACTGGTTAAGTCCATCGGCTACGTGTTGAAAGAAACATTATCTAGTGTCACGATTGCGGCAAGCGTATCAGGTGATTACTACTGTGCCCCGTTAACCATTCCAAAATCATCGATTAAAAAACGCTCTATCACACGGGAATCAATACCATGAAGCTTGAAAAAGGTAAGAAAGCAGCTACCGGCAAAGGTATGCGCCACAATATCGAAACCATGGAAAAAGCTGGTTACAGCAAAAAGCGCGCAGCAGGCACGGCTTATGGTGAGGTTGGCATGGAAAAGAAGGCTAGCCGTGACGAGTCCAAAGGCATGAAGAAAGCCATGGCAAAAAAGAAAGTTGCTAAGAAAAAGGCTAAATAATGGCTACTAAAAAAGCATCTAAAGCTAAATCATCGGTTATCAAGCACTTGAAAGAAGATAACAAAGACTGTAAAAAAGAGACGAAAGAGCATAACAAGCTCATTAAGAAAATTAAAAAAACAAAATAGGTGATAACGTGGACGACCAAACAAAACAATTTATGCTCGGTAACTTGCGCGAAGAATACATAAAGTTCATGACTCTTGTAGCGAAAATGCCAGGCGCACAGGCTCAGAAACAACAAGCGTTCTTGCGGTTTGACGAGGGGCACATGTGGATGCAAAATGCGGTTGCTGGTTATGTTGCACCGGCTGCTGAAGGGTCGGAGCCAGAAGAAACTTCAGAAGAGCCAACGGCTGAGTGATTGTATGTCTAAGTATGTGAAGCCAGCGCCACCTAGTACAGCGATGCAAGATGCGTTAAACAAGGCACTAGAAGAAAGCATCAAAGCTCACGGTCTTAAAAAGCTAGGTGGCAAGCAGGAAAAAGAGGCTAGTTATGTCCCAAGTAAAAGTTAAGCGCGTTAATCAAATGTCGGAGCTTGAACGTTCTGTAATGCTGATGCTTTGGAGTGACATCCAAAACTTGCCTGAATACGATTGTTGGCGAAAGTACGAGCGTGGCTTCACGTTCGAGGGCAAAGACTACGTGTACAAATGCAAATATCGCATCGACGACGGGCATTTAAGAATGATTGATACTCAGATAGAATATGCCGAAGTAACAATTCAACTAATACATTGAGAATAAAATGGAAATCAAAACCAAAAGCATTATCAAATTCGCTCAAAGACTGGTTAACGCGTCGATTAAGCCTCTCATTTTCTTGTTCTTGATACAGTTAAATATATTCATGTTAAAGCCTGCGATTGCATTTATCGTACAGTGATACACTACTTCTGTTTCTATGATGTGTCGAATGGCCCGCAAGCTAGATTGTCATTCAGCGGTGAGTTTAGGCACTGTAATGTGATTGGCTTTGATGGCGCGGCGTGGATAGCAACCGAGTTTGATTCACGCGGATATCATCTTGAAATCGTAGAAGTGAAAAGCGCGGCTTCGTTGTTGCGTGGCTTGAAGCATGTCAAAACAATCACGGCAATCATCGTTGTGGACGTTGAGAGTAAAGCACGTGTTAGCTGGAAACCATTCCTTGTTCGTAGCTGCAATGAGATTGCTCGGTATCTTGCGGGCGTAGACATTGGATTTACATTTAATCCCGAACATCTATACAATAAGCTTATAAAGTTTTCTCACTCGAAGAATTACGAGATACTGCACGCCTGGAGGCGCAAAAATGGGACTATTTGACAGCGATGAACAAGACCCGATAGCTATGCAACGAAACATGGAAATCGATACTCAGTTCAAGCAAAACCAAGCAGAGCTTAAGCAAAAGAAAGATGCTTTGTACGCCCAGCGTCTCGACATCATCAAGTCCGGAGGAAATCAAAACTGGACAAGCAGCAAGCCAACCCCAGCAAGTACAGCTCCCGGTATGCTAGGTAACGCAAAGCGTCGGGATAATGTAGGGAGAGATACGCTATGACCCAGCCTCCAGAAAATTTCCATAAGCTGAATGACCGATTCAACGAAGCCAAGGCATACAAAGACCGCTGGTTAGCCCTGTACAAAGACTTGTACTTCTACGTTATCCCAGACCGTGACGCGTTCAATATAAAATTCAACTATACGGATATCGGCAAGCCTGTAACACAGCAAATTTGGGACAATACAGCAATGCTCGCGGCGTATCAGCGCGCTAACGATTTACACGGTTTGTTGATGCCAAAAGATCGAGTGTGGGGGCAATACAAACTTGACCCGCACATGTATGACCAGGTTGACATCGAGAAAGGCAAGGATTTACTCGACAAGATAAACGAGCGCATTATGTTCTATCTTAACGAGTCTAATCTTGCTCGCGTGGTGGGCTCTTCTAACCTGGACTTGGTTGGGGGCACGGGGGTTATTTGGATTGAATCTCCTAGTGATGACACGCCCCTGTACTTTCGCTCAATTCCAGCGATTACGTTATACGCTGAGTACTGTAATGACGACATCATTAAAAACTGTTGGTATGGCGCTAAAATGACAGGCCGCGCAGTCCTGGAAACCTTCAAAGATTACACAGGAACGCAGCGCGAACGCTTGATGCAGAACCCGAACGAAACCTACGAAGTTAACTACGGTCAAATTGAAGTAGGCCGCGATGAATATTACATTTACGCCGTACTTAATGATGACCCGTTCCATGTGTTGTGGGATAGATACAGCGATTACCGCCAGATTATTGTATACCGTGACCGTGTCCGACCTGGAGAAGTTGAGGGACGTGGTATTGGTCTAGACATGATGCCAACGATTAAAGATTTGAATCACGTCGTTAGGGACTCACGTAAAAACATGGCGTTCAAAGCTGACCCACCCATGTTCTATGATGCTGGTAGTTACTTCAACCCGTATTCGGTTCGTCAATGGTCGGGAGCTATGATTGCCCGCCAACCTGGGGGACGCAATCCTCTTGAAGCTCTACAGATGCCAGACTATCCAGATGTGCACAATCAAATCGTTCACATGCAAGAAGTGATACAAAAAGGCTTTCAAGTTGATCCACTCGGCGAGATACAATCACCCGTGAAATCAGCTACAGAAGTCTCAATGCGTGAGAACAGAGCGCAGAGAACAGCAAGCACGGACATAAGCAGGCTAATAAATGAGCTGCCGAAGCAAATCTTTGAAACTTGCTCGAAAATCTTAAACGGTCGCGGCTTACTGCTAAGACCGACAGAAGTAATACAAGGATTTGAACCATCAAAAATGAAGTTTGCGTTTCAATCGCCATTGTTCGACCTTCAGAATCAAGCGGACTTGGCTAATCTTGTTCAATCTATGCAGATAAAGCAACAGTTCTATGGCGAGAGCGCGCCAACAGTTAGCACAAACATGTTCGAGGTTAACCGGTTCATCATGGATAAACTCAACTTGCCTCAAAAACTATCGGCCAGTGATGACAAGATGAAACAAACACTTGCAGAGGCTAATGCTCAAGCTCAACCACCACAAGGTTCTCAACCAACAACCGAAGCAGGTGGCGCTCAATTCCCACAAGACCCCGGAGTGACTATATGAAAGTTTTAGAATTCCCACAAAACAAAATGAGCCACGAGCAAGCCCATGAATGCATGATGGAAATAGCTTTGAATCTGGAGAGGGTGCTAGAACTTACAAGCATATTACAAGACAGGCACACAGCAAAGGGCCGCGAAACATTCGAGTGCTGGAGGCTTCATAACCTAACCTACGAATCACTGTACAAAGTAGAGGACATGCTGGGGGTTGAGCATGATTGAAGAGCTGCTTGATTCTAAGAAGATTAGCCCTAAAGAGTTTAAGCTTTACAAGTTATTTACAAGCGAGCTTGGAAGTGAATGCTTAAAAGAGATGATTGAAGAACTTTTTTGGGAAGAGCCGGACGAAGCTTTAATGACCGCTGGTGTTCTCGGTCTGTATGAGGGTAGACGCTCGTATGCTCGTAGCATAAAACATACGGTTGAAAAAGTTCAGGCAGAAATTAATAAACAATTAACACCAGAGGTAGCCAATGACTGAAGACGTGCAAGAAGAAGTAAAACTCTACGCGGGCAAGTTCAAGACAATTGAAGAGCTTGAATCCGGCTACAATAACTCAGCCAAGGTTTACCAAGAAAACGAAGACCTTAAGCGACGCTATGAAGAAACTACCAAGGTTCCAGATGACTACGCCATACCAGGCGGAATTGAATTACATGAAAATGATTTATCCGAGATTAAACGTACCGCAAAAGATAGTGGATTGACTCAAACACAGTTTGATAAATTGGTTCACGCTCAAAACCAATCAGTTAAAACGAAGTATGAAAGCTTCGAGAGTTCTAAAAAAGAGATTGGCGCGGACAATCTGAACATGCTGCAAGACTTTATCGGAAAGTCTTACCCTGAGAAAGCAGGCCAGGCATTGCTCAAAGAGGCTATCAAGAATAAAGAGGTTCGAGATGCAATCTTAGAGCAGCGCAGCAAACACCTGAACTCAACAATCCCAGGAAGCAGCACGGCGAGCGCATCAAACTACAACTCAGTCAATCACGAAGATGTTAGAAAAGCTCGGGATGTGATGATGAACTCACGCGGCAGGGCTCGCGTAGAAGCTCAAGCCCGCTATGTCTCGCTCAGCTCCCAGTTGGCCAACAGAGATTAATATCAATTGACAAAATCCACCCCCGGCGCATAATGAAGGTGTCTTCATTTGGTTGGGGGTTGTCATGGAAAAAGATAACAGCAGTCAAAGCCATCATAAAACAAAGACAACGGTAAGATTCAACGCAAGCCATCCCTTGTTCAGTTGCGGGTTCTTCTGCAACAGAGACACAAACAGCGACGTCATAAATCCAGCCGACACGAAACCCAAGGTTAGCGAGGAATTGACAAAGCCCACGCTTGGTTCATAATATACATTATCTGATAGCGAAAGCCCCTAGCGGCAACCTTTCGAAGTCAGGTCTACATAATATTGGCCGGGATTCCCGCAACCCAATAGTTATTAATAAGCTCGATGTTTCACGTGAAACATTGTTTTGTTCATACTATTGAGGGCCGATAACATGGCAGACCAAATAAATTTAGCAACAGCGTCACAGCTGTTCGACACCGAAGTAACGATTCGCCATCAGAATAAACAATACTTAGCTGATACAATTGAAGAACGTCACGGAACAACCGGTGAAGCTACCAACGTTCCTGTGTCTGACATCATCGAGATGCAGAACCAAACATTCGCACCAACTGACATTCCTGTAACGCCAGTAGACGCAACAAACGTAATGGTTGTTCCGTATAACTACGCGTTAAAAACAGTGATTGGCGGTGGTGAGAAAACATTATTCGCATACGATAAAATTGTTGACCATGCAAAACTTCATGCATTGGCGGCTGCTCGAATGGTCGATTACATCAAGATTAATGCGCTCTTTACTTCTGCGGGTTTTGGAACAATCTACACCGTTGATGCTGACGTAGGTGTGAACACCGGTATGAACGAAGGCAAGATGGCTCAAGCGTTATCTTACCTTGAAAACCAAGGTGTTGACGTGATGGACCACGCGTGCTCTATGTGGCTTCCAGCGATTACCAAGCAATCTATGCTTGCTGATGACCGTGTGGTTAACCTGTTCTATAACGACAAACGCCCATTGGTAGACAATCATTTGTCATCATACCTTGGCGTAGATATTCGTACGTTAGGCGCTAATGGTATCAACACGATTCCATTCACCACCGACGGAACAGATGACACCTACTTAGTTCCTATTATTCAAGAAGACTCTATGGTTCAGATTTTCAACCGTGACGTGACAACCAGTATTACATGGGTTCCACAAAACGACCGTTGGGAATTACTGACCGTTCTGACTTCAGGCGCAAACGTTATTCAGTATAACGGTATTGCATTGATTGAGACGGTTAACCCATACGCGGCTAATCCATAAGGGGAAATTTCATGTCTAATTTTGAAACTTTTGCGATGATTACAGAGGGCAATGTTTCCACTGCTCCTAATCAATTTATCGCATCAACCACAGACGCTTTGGCGACCATGTTGGTTGTAGGTTACATGGATGATTTACAGGCGAAGATTAAAGCCAATGATATTATTTGGATTAACTACGCTGACGTATCTGTATTCCCATTAAGCACAGGGGAGTCCTCAACGCCTGGCCAATTCATGGTTGGTTATGATGGTACTAACTGGTCATTAACACAGGTTGCATCGTCTACCCTTCAAACCGCAGTTGTAGATATTACAGCAGCAGAATTTAACGGTATGTATGCAGCTCCTAAGTTGTTAGTTGCAGCTCCCGGCGCTAACTACATGCACGTGCTTGATAGCGTTTCATTAATTGAAACCTATGCAGCAGCAGCGTATGCAGCGGGTGGCGTGGCAGCGGTTCAGTACGCAGCAACAGCAAATGGCGCGGGTGTTATTGCATCCAGCACATTAGCGGCGGCAGTGTTCCAAGCGACAGCAAGCACTGTATTCACGTTTAACCGTGGTATCGTTGCGGCTCCGTTCTCAACATGCGCTAACAAAGGCTTGTATTTGAGTAACGTGACCCAAGCATTCACCACCGGTGACAGTGATATGGTTGCTCGTGTATCGTACCGAACAATTGCGGTAGCATAACAGATGCCTACGCATTTACAGCTTGTAAATCGTACACTTTCTGAATTGGGGCGGCTTTCGGTCGCCTCAGTTGATGAGAGTCCAGACGCGCAAGCAGCAAGCGCTAAAATCTATGAGTTAGAGCCTGAGTTATACCTAGAGTACAATTGGACGTTCTTGATTGTATACAGGTATGACAACACGCCACTGGCCACTAACTTCTCGCCAGATTACAATTACACATATCAGCTACCTGGTAATTTCGGTAAGTTCTTCAAATGGCAGGCGACCGGTTCGCAATGGCCTATCTATGAATTTGTGGATGGTCTTTTGTTGGCTCAAGTTAAACCGGTTGGATATTACTACATAGTAAACCAAGCCGACCCTTCAGTTTACACCCCATTATTTGCTCGCGCACTTGTGTTATATGCAGCTTGTAAGTTAAGCCCTACACTCACTAATAACGTTCAGCTGGCCGGTTATCTTGAGAAGGAATATCAAAAAATGATAACCAAGGCGATTTTGCAGGATGACATGGAACGCTCGGTGGATTCGACACCATACAATGATTTTAACCGTATTACGTTCGTTTAAATCACATTTGTCTAAATTTATACATATTAATTCTAGCTTGGGATGTGTTAATATAATCTTAATAAATTACCGGTGAATGGTTGGATGAATTCATGGCGCTCAAGACTATTAGACAAAGTATGTTCACGGCGGGCCAGGTAGACCAAGTCACGTGGAAACGCAGCGACGTTGAATCATACCTCACAGCCGCTCAAAGCTTACTTAATTGCGAAGTTGGTACAACAGGACTATCTAAGAAACGCAAAGGGACCATCGTTGAGACTGACGCAACCGGTTACGCATCACTCCAGTCAACTATGTACGAATTTGTCGACAAGAACGGTGAGTACTACTTAATACTTGGTGCAAACAAAGCTTTCTATGTGTTCAGTGCGCCAGAGAATCAAAAGTTTGTAGGTACATTCAATGGTAAGCTTGTGGTTACATACACGGGCGCTAATGTAGTTATCGACGACCCAACGCTAACGTTGGTCCAGAGTGCCCCATGGGATTACAGCGCGTCTGACTTAGATGAATTAGACTACTCACAAGATAATGACTCACTGGTTATCACTTCACCTAACTACCCGCCAGCCAGAATTTACATACCGATGTACGACCCGCTAACATTTGCGTGGCAGTATTTGGATATCTACCCGTTAGCAGCGTATGATTTTAATCAGGTAAACTACAATCAAACGGTAGTGGCAAACTCAGGAACACGTACAAGTGGTAGCACCATGACCTTCACGTTTAGCAGCCTTCCATCTTCGGGCTTGTACAATAATGCATGGTTGGGCGGTCAGATTGTTGGCGCTGGTGTGAGTGCAACATCACCAGTTGGTTACGGCATCATCACAGGTGTAGATCCCAGTGGCACACAGGTAATTTTTACCATCCTTGTGCAAGTATCATTTGATACGGGGACTCTATCAACCGTAGGCTCTCAATATTCAATCAGGCAGCCAGCGTGGGTAAAGGCACCAGATAACCCATACGGTCTAGGATACCCTGCTAAGGTTCTGTATTTCCAGAATCGTTTATGGTTTGGTAATACGGAATTACTCCCGAACACCGTTTTTGGCTCCAAGCTCAATCAGCCAATATCGTTTGATGTGGGCACAGGTGCGGATACTGACGCCATCATTTACACGCTTGGGCAGACAAGTGCGGGTGAAATTAACTGGCTGAACGGTGGTAAACAGATGGAAATCTACACCACCAATTACGAGTTTGCCGCGCCTCAGAATGAAGACACAGGGTTAACGCCCAGTACGTTTTCGGTGCGTCAGCAATCCTCCTACGGTTCATCATCGCTTCTAAAGCCACAGAATTATTTGAATGATTCATACTTTGTTCAGAAGACCGGTAAAGCCGCGATTAACTTTCATTTCGAAGGTGTAGGCCTGGCGTATCGGGCAACAAACATTGCGCCGCAAAGCCAAAGCCTGGTTAAGAACCCCGAGAGTCGCGCATTGCTCCAGGGTACGGACACGTCGCAAGATAATTTTATTTACTTCCTAAACCAGGCGGACAACACAATAACCGCGTTTCAGTTTGCCCAACAAGCTGGATTATCAGCATTAACGCCCATGCAGTTCAGGGCGTACGTTACGATTGATGGCGTTAAACAGCTTCAAGATGTGCAGTTAATTGATATCGTAACGGTAGGTAATCAGGTTTACGTTCTAAAGTACTACGAGAACAGTGATAAGTTCCTGATTGAGCGGTTTGAGCAGGGCGTTTATATTGACGGCTCACAGTTCAAGTACATGAATTCAGACGGGACGGTGGATGGGTTATTGTTATTCGAGGGGTATGAGGTTCAAGCGGTGTTTGATAACCAGGATTTTGGCAAGAAGACCGTAGTTGGTGGCTCGATTACCCTAGACAATCCCTTAAGTAAATCCGGGGTAGTTCAAATAGGATTGCTGTATGACGTGGAAATAAAACCCATGTATCCATTTTATAGCGCCACAGCGTCGTCATACCAGAAGCAGATTAACCGTGTGTATGTTGATTATTACGAGTCACTTAACTTCAAAATCAACGGTAAACTGGTTCAGTACCAAAGTTTTGCAGAGATACAGGCAGGCGCGCCATTAGTTCCTAAAACAGACACGGCGATATTCTCCCCTGTTTCCGGTTACAGTCGGTTTGACCCTGAATCTATTGTGATTACACAGTCGTCACCGTTTGATTTACAAATACTATCGATTGGCTACGAAATAGACATGGCCGTTATTTAACACAGAGGTAATTATGGGCGTTGAAGCAAGTATCGCATTGGCCGCAATATCCGCAGGGGCAACCATTGCTAAAATGAGCGCTGAAAAAGAGGCGGCGCAAGCTGATTTATCAGCTATTAATCAGCAAGCCAAGTTGCAGACCGTGCAGTATCAGCAAAAGCAACTTCAAAATCTTGACGTAACTGAAAAGATTTTAAGCAGGCAGGCGGCTCAAATGTCTACGAGGGGTGTGTCATTCGACTCCCCAAGCTTCAATGCCATACAGCGAGACACGATCAACTCAGGAGCCAAGCAATCTCGAAACGATAGGTTAGCTGAATCCATTGGTGAAGATGCATTTGAAACCGAGAAGAAGAATGTTAAACGAAACCTTCACGCTCAGTTGTTCGGAGACGTAGCGGAGTTTTCATTTAACACAGCTACGATGGTAAATAACCTACCTAAATCACCCAAGGGTAGCAAGCTCCCACGTGCAGAGGATTTATAATGGCTCAGGAATTCGCTAGAGACACCAACACCAATCCCGTTATTCAGGCTCCTCAGACTAATTCTGCATCCAAAGGCTTAAACAACATAGCGCAAACATTAGGTATGATTGCCGGGCGAACCATGGAGAAATCCATAGACTACGCAAGTGCTGCATCTAAATCTAACTTGATCCAAACACACAGCATGATTCAAGATGTTGAGGCAAACAGCAAGCTTGAAATGTTCAAAAGCCCGAATCACTCGGCAGAAATAGCACGTAACGCCCATGCGTCCATCGAGCAAATAAAACATAACTCGAAGCTAAACGGTGGCGATAGGTCACAACTCAATTCCTCAGCTGATTCTATGGTGCGAGACTTAAACCTATCAGCGTCCGAGAAGGAAATTACACTCGGAAGAATGCAAGCAAAGTACGCTTCGTTAACAGCGTTTGGCAATACGTCTCAAACTATTATTCAGAAACTATTTAGAGACCCTGAACAAGCTGACCAATTCATCGAAGACCAGTACGAATCTATTCGCGGTCAAGTTGCTTCAGGTGTATTAACGCCAACCGAGGCGTTAAGTTTACACAAGCAGATGCAAGGACAGGTTGAAGTTGCGCAAAAAGTAGCTCAAAAAATGCATGAAGGAAAATTGACGGCTTCTCATGCTAGTGCATTGCATGCGATGGATACCGCTAAAATTCCCATGTCTAACGCTGGTCTACCGATTGACCACCATACAGCGATGAATTCAGGTCATTACTCAAGCCAGTTAACACTTAAAGATATTAAGTCTCAATATGCGTCTGGTGCAATTCCGTCCGTAGACGATGTAATTAAATTAAAACCCAATGAAGTGGATGGTGTCATTAACTATGGTGAGGGAGCAATATTAGCCACTGGTGACATTAACTCAACCAAAGATTTTAATGTGCTCAGAAAGCGCGTAGACCATCTTAAGGCGAAGCCAGAAAAGACCCTGCAAGAGGAGGGATATCTTCACCGTTTAAGTACCTTCATGAATGACACCGAGCAACCAGGGTTTTATACGTCGTATGTCACCGGAACGCCTGAAGGCGCTAGAATGTGGCGCGACCACAATGACCGTCAAGTTACGATAAATGATTCTGTCCCGTTTGGTGATGCAGAACAGCAAGCCCACACCAAGTATCAGCAAAGCGTCGATAATCTTAATGACTTAATCAGCAAAACCAATGCCGTCGGTATTGGCATGAATTATCCTGATGACCGTCGTCAGCCAATACCCGAGCAGTACGCGAAGCCGATACGCGATTCATTTGCGAGCGGGGCTGATGTTCGTGGCGCGATTAACAACATGCGTATGCTAAGCACTGAAAACCGTGTCTATGCCATGAATTTATTCCCTAAAGAACCACGTAAACAACTAACTGTATACGCGGCTGGCTTACTTGGTAATGGTGGTGATGAACGTTTTGTGACGCAGTTGATGCTTTCACAGCAGGATAATATTTTATCCCAGGGTGAAATAGGCAAGACGGCTCAGGAACATTATGCCCAGCTCGATACCAGCAAGGACGGTTATTCTGATAAAAAGCTTGAAGCTAAGATTTCGCCTCAATTATCACAATTCTCCCCATGGTTAAGAATGCAGCCAGGTGGTGGCGCGGTAGTTAACGGCCAAGTTGAGGCAGCTAAGCGTTACGTGAAGTTCATGGCAGCGCAAAATAATGACTACAAGATGGAGCACGTTGATAGCTACATCAAGGACTTCACGACCAATATGGAGGCGGCGTATAAAGTTGAGCAGGGCAGTAATTACTCACTCGATAAAAACAATGTCCCGCTTGAGAAGAATGAGATGCAAGTGCTTACCGGTCATGCCTTGAATGTTGCGAAACAGAAGGTAATCGAAGCGGTTGGCCCAGCAAATGCCAGGAATGTTTGGGACACAAGCGCACCTTCATTGGTGAGTTCGCCTGGTGGCCGGATAATGGTGGTGGATTCCAACGGCCTGGTTATCCCGGACAAGAATGGAAACCCAGCTTACAGTGAAATTTACAATGAAAGCGTATGGCGTTCGGCTGAGTTAGACGAATCCGGCGTTAATAAACAGGGTTTTGTTTCCAAGTTCATGAATAAATTTGAGGGCAAGGAATCAATTCCGGGCGTTCCTGATGCTGGAGTGACCAAACTACCCAGCTTTATACGGCGTGATAGCATTCCACGGCCAACCGAACAGGGCAATATTGACCTGGATAAGCGGGAAAAAGTTTGGAATCAAGACGGCGGTTACAGTACCGTCCGAACTATGACAATTGAAGAAGATGGGAAAACCATCTTGTTACCTACCATTGTTAACGACAAGGAAGTTTCAGAAGACGCAGCCGTAGCGAATTTCCATAGAACCGGCGACCACCTTGGGAAGTTCAATACTCAGAAGCAAGCAGACGAATACGACCAGGCCATGCATAAACGCATGAAGTGGTTGGGTGAGAATGCTTGGAAGGGTGAATCCAAGGTTACGAAGCAGGAAGGCAAGGAAGAAGCTAAACCGGAATCTAAAACGGTTAAACCAGGTGATGACATTAAGTCACTGACTGATGAGTTTATAAAGTCTAAGGCGTTTAAAGATTCTGACTTAAGCGAGGCTGAGGTTAGAAATAAAATATCAGAATCAATTAAACCAGACGATACCAAGGCTGATATTAAATCCAAGCTAGATACGTTTATGAAGTCAAAAGAATTCAAAGCGTCGGGAGTAGAAGGTGAGGGTGATGAAGCCAAGATATACAACTTAATTAAAGAGACCGAAGGCGTGGGCTCAAACATCCAAGGCGATGTTCCAACGCGAGGGCATGGCGTTACTCAAGCTGCTGTAAATGAGATACTTCCACGCAAGAAGCTGGCAGAGCTTACTGAAAAACAGGTTGAATTTGTAGGTAAGGCGTATGCCGCCAAAATCTACAAAGGATTGATAAAGGACGTACCTGAGCTTAAAGATGCCCCTAATGAAGTGAAAGCCACGCTAACAAAAGACCAATACAACCTACCACCTGGTGTAGTGGCATCTCACATTAAGCCATTCGTTAAAAAAGGCGACTGGATGGGGGCGGCAAAATCTTTGCTTAGCACAGCAACAGCACCCAAGGTAATCAAAGATAAAAAAGGTAAAGTAATAGAGCGTCACCCTCAACACACATTTAAAGGGCTCGCCAAGTCACGCGCTAAATCATACAACGTTATTGCTGAGCTTGAAGGGCAGCCGCTCATTAAATTTGTTGAGCAAACAGCTAAAGCGCTTAAGTATATTGATGAGAATGGCAAAGTTGTATTTTCATTCGCAGGAAAAGGAAGGCATCCTGATTCTGACTTAGGCATTCTCAATATTTTAGCTAAATAGGGGTAACAGACCATGCTAGGCGGCGAACGACAAATACGCGCACAGACCGGCCAAATCTATCCGGCATCCACATCAAGCACGGTTGGTGAAGCATTCTCCAAGCCATTCGCCCAGGTTAAGCAGATTGGCGATTATGTATTTGCTGGAGCAAGCACAGATGAAACCATCCGAAAAAGCAGCGAACGCATTGCGTTAATGCAGGCTCAAATTGACACGCCAGGGCAGGGATTGGGCCAAAGGTCACTCAATACCATTGGTGGCTTTGTTGGTTCAATGCTGGCTACTGCACCGTTTATGGTTGCAGGTGGAGCGGTTGGTGGTGGCGTGGCTAGTGCGGTTGGGTTTGGAGCTAGAAAACTGGCCTTAAGCGCTATTGCTGGCGAAGCATCCGAAGGTGTTGCAACGGCTTACCTGGCAGCACAAACGCCCCTGAAAAACCTGGCTACCGGCTCAATGAAGATGTTCTTGCCCGCAGCCTCAACCGCTGAACTTGCTGGTGACGCGTTAAGTTTCTACACAGCCACCAAGGGCATGGAAATACCTGAGAAGTTTTCCAAGCATTATGACTCGGTTAACAACGCATTTGATGTAAGTCATGCGATTGAAGACTGGGGGAGTGATAACTACGGGTTCATGCTAGGTGGCTCAGCCATGGCGGCTGGTTATGTGGCGTACCGAGGCGTACGAGGCGTACTAGCCATGCGTGCTGCCGGTAAATCAGCCAAAGAACTGGACGATGAATTAGGTCGGTTACTTCGCGGCCATGAAGAAACCACCAAAGAAAATCAACGCGTTCATGGTGAGCAAGCAGCCAAGCAAGGTAAAGTTTCAGAGCTTCAGGCTCACTTGCAAACGGCTGAGGAAGAAGGGTTAATTTCACCTCAATTGCATGAATGGTATCTTGATTACTTGGAGCATCCTAACCATCCTGATACGCACAAACGCGGTCTCGATGCGCTCAAAGAACTTCAAATACCGTATGATAGGTTCACCGGACGCGTGTGGAATGAGGTTCTCACCAAAGAGGGTGTTCAGAATCTCAAGGGCGCACTATTTGATGAAAGTATAACCGCCATGGGCGAGGAAGATAGACAGCTTCTATCAACGTACATCGTCCATAATCAACTTGACGCGTATGCCGCCATGATGCGTGAAAATCCTAACATGTTGATGGCCATGAATGGCATGACCTCAGACATTACACGCAAGATTGCAGCGCATGACCTGGCCTTGAGAGAGTTTAAATTTGCTCTCGATAAAACTATTCCAAAAAGCACGCTTAAACGGCAAGTGTTCACGCAAAATAATCTTTACAAGCACCTGAAAAGCTTAGGCGTTACGACCTCACGTGAGGTTCCGTATTATGTGCCGCGTCGTGTAATTGAAAAATTACAGTTGGCAGATGAGATTGGCAAGATTGAAGGCCGAGCCACGCCGCAGCTTGAAAAAAAGTTTCAAAATAACAGGCATTTAGAGCTTAAGAAAAAATTAAATGAAATGAAACTTATGTCTCATTCAGAAGAGATGAAGCATTTAACAGATAAACTTTTCCCGGGCGGGGAATTAGCTGAAAACTTTAGCATGGGAAGGGCATACAATCGTTTGCAGGATTTGAAACAAGTCTGGCCTAATGCCAAAACTGCATCCGATATAGTGGATATGGCAGCGATGAACAAAAAGCAATCCGGCCTCAATGAAGCGCTGAAGCGTTTTATTTCCCTGGCAGATAAGAAAATAGAAGACTTGGCAAACCCTGAGATGGTCAAGACGTACCTCAACCGACGTATTGACGCGTCTGTTCCCAAAGCTAGAGAGCTGGAGAAGTTTGGGCTCGATAAAAAAGCCAATATTACCGAGGACCAAGTGAATTCAGTCAAGGGTGTGGAGGGCGAATCCGTCGAAGGAAAAAGTGAACAAGGCGAATCAGTCATTAATGACGAGTTAAAATCAGTGGTTGAAAACTCCAAGCTTGAGTTTGCGAAAGAAAACTTTGAATCGTCCGAGATGAAAATCAAACAATGGCAGGCGAGCGGCAAAGCCTTGGATGACCTAATAGCCTGTGTGTGGGGTGCGTAATGAGTAAAGTTAAAGGTTGTATAATCGAAGCACGCGAGGCATTAAACCTGTTCACGTCCGATGAGTTAGAGCGATACATTAAGCTTGTAGGAGACCGTACCCGTGAGCTCGAAGCTGGAGGCATTCCATTCGCACGCAAAGCTGCGATTAAAGAAATAGGCAACGAAGCCTTGGAGTCACTCAATTCAGACCTAGGAATTGCTGCGAATGACGTGGAAAAGTTTTCAAAGCTGGAGCGTAAAATCGGCGAGGATGTTACGCAACGTGGCTTGCTTGAGAAAACCAAAAAGAACACTGACGCGAACATTGAGACCGCTCAGAATGCCGACAAGCTCGAATTAATCGAGCGCTCATTTGGCGAGCTTGAGAAGGATGATATTGATATTCTTGCCGGTAACAAATTAAATGATGAGATTTACGCCGCGGCTGATGGCGTTAAGTCCGGAGACTCAAGGGTTCACAAGATAGCTGATAAACTGAAGGCGTATGTTGAATCACGCAATAATATGTTGATCCGCTCCAACGCATTACACCCCGATGAAATCCACTCCGATAGATACTTTAGGAGCGGTTACAACCAGTCTAAACTTGCAAAATTAGGCAAGGAAAGCTTTGTATCAAAACTTAGAAGCTTCATTGATGTTGAGAAAACCTTCAAGGGAACCAAGGCTATTGATGAGCATGGCCAGGTAAACGAGGCAATCGTACAGGAGATGATGGGAAATACTTACGACAACATCATCCAAGGTAACGGCGTTCTGTTTACCAATCCTTCAATCGCCAAAGATGTGGGTAAGATTAAAAAATCACGACAAATGTTTTACATTTACAAAGACTGGCGTTCATGGGGGCAAGGTAACAAGCAATTCGGCGATGATTCGTTATTTAAATCCTGGATGGGGGATATTCACGTTGCAGGCAATCAATCAGGTATGGCCAAAATATTCGGTAGTGACCCCCAAAGCATGTACAACAAGGTTCGCCAATTAGAAGTTGATAAACGTGGTAATTCAGCGAAGCAGTCTATCGAATACCGCACGAACGATGCGATATTTTCTCAATTGCTTGGAGCGAATAGTAAGCCATGGGACCCAACCATAGCTAATATCGGATTAGCCACGCGGACAATATCCACCATATCCAAACTAGCGGATTTAGCACTGAAGAGTTTATCGGATAATGCACAGGTTGCAGGTATAGCGCAGCGATTGACAGGTGAGTTTTGGGGGCCATTTTTAAACGGCATCAAAAACAACTTCAATCTAATACCGCAGAACGAAGGCCGCCAACACCTCGCCAAGGTCATGCATTCATCCATTCGCTCACACATGGGTGTGGTAGCTCGCCAAGTTGACTACGGTGATATTGGTACGGTGGCTGGTAAATTATCCAATAAATTCTTCTACCTGAACGGCGTGGAGGCATGGGATTCAGCTAATAGATTGAGCGCCATGGAACCCGTTATGAGAGCCTTCGGGAAGAAATCCAAGGCAGGCTACGAGAAACTCAATAAACAACAACAATCAGCATTAGAGCGGTTTAACATCTCACCTAATGAGTGGGACGGCTTGCGCTCCAAGACAGAAAAAGGCTTTTTTACGGTCGATAACGTAAACCGCATGACTGAAGATGAGGTTAAATCCTTGTGGGAAAAAACCGACAAGACAAGCTCACTCCTGGATTACAGAAGTGACTTGTACCGTAAGGTGTTCAGCATGTTTGATACCGCCGCTGAGTTTTCTACACTGAACCCAACAGCCTACACACGCATGTTAAGCACAGGTAATTTCCCCCCTGGCTCTATTGAAGGCGAGATTATGCGTAGCATCATGCAATTCAAATCATACCCTATTCAGTTCTTTAGACGCGTGGTTGTTGGTGGAATGCAAGACATGGACAGCTGGCAATCAAAGTTAATGTATGCGACCAACATGGCTTTGGGTACAATCATGCTAGAGCATTTATCGCAAATGTTGGATTCAATTGCGCGAGGTGTTAGCCCGCCCGACCCGTCAAAAATGAGCGCTGGGGAGAAGGCGCATTATTCGCTTGAGTTATTAGCTGGGGGCGCAGGTGTATTTAATCGCCTGATGGATGCAAGGCAGCAAGACAGTAATATGTTTGTTAAGATGTTTAACACGGCGGCAATGAAGATGGTGGAAGATCCACTTGTAGCAGGCTTCGCCCTGGCAAGCGGAAACCTTGAAGGGGCTAAAAAAGCCACAAAAGATTTTGTAAATGTAGCGAATCCACTGGGAAGTGTGCCGCTGGTGTCGCCTTATGTTAATAGCTTTTTAGGCCATAAACCCTACATGGGGCCAGGGCAACATCAAATTTTTGGAGAGTAAGTATGTCTAATTTACCACAACAAGATACGATTCAGCAATTCTCAGCCGATGGCATAACTCGCGAATACCAAATAACCTTTTTTGCTCCGCTTGAATCAACAGGTGAGCCAGATATCAATGTTTACACGCAGCTTTCCACCGCCGCCCCTGTACCAGCTGCTGATATCAAGCTATGGAACACCGATTACACCTATACTCCCGAACCTCCCGCCGGTAAGACGGGAGGTACGGTTACATTTAATGCTGATAAAATACCCCCTTCTGGATACATCGTGACCATCGCCCGTAATATCTCAGCATCATTGAACGTGGCGTTTTCAGACGCTACAACATTCTCAGGCATCACCCTAGATGCTGCACTCGATAAATTGCTTCTGATAACACAGCAAAATAAATCTTACGCCCTGGATAGGAATCTATCGTATATCGTTAACTCTTATTTGCCAGCCGCTACAATTGAAGCAAACACAAAGATACCTGTGTTATCAGCCGGTCAAGTATGGTTTGGCTCAGCAAACGGTGTGATTGCCGCAACCTTAGAGCAGCCAGCGGACGTATCTACATTGCGCTCAGAACTTGCCAACGAACAAGAAACAACCAATGGTGCGGCGCTGGTGGGTTACTATGATTCGGTGAATGTAAACCCGACAACCGTAGCATCTCAGTTGACGTTGCTAACAAATGCAGTAGTAGCGCCATTCCCAACCGGCTCTATCATTGATTTCGCAGGCGCAACACCACCGGCTGGGTTTATATTATGCGATGGAACCTCATACCCAACCGCTACCTACCCCGATTTATTTGATGTGATTCAGTACGCATGGGGTGGAGTGGATGAAGATTTCAATGTTCCTGACTTAAACGGCAAGGTAACGGCTGGCTCAGGCGGGACTTTACCACCACTAGGTAACTCAGTGGGCGACACGGGTGGAGCGGCAACATACGCCCTTGAATCTGCAAACCTACCACCTCACTCTCATTCATTTTCGTACGCATACAATGGTGTGGCCGCAAACGCGGGGGCTGTAAGTGGATATCCAATCAATGTAAATAGCACCACCATAGGTAGCGCAACAGGTAACGGGCCAGGGGTTAGCACGGCCTTTACCATCGTCCAACCCACGGCAATCGTCCTTAAGTGTATTAAAACCTAATGTCTACACTGCAAGAGATTAAAAAGTTACGCGATAAAGTCATGATGGATTTTGAAAAAAAATCAGCATCTAATTATGAGTTATCGCGTGATGAACAAAATAACCTGCATGTAGAATGGGAAGATGGGTATAGTATTCGCGTCCCCATGATTGACTTTAGGCCGTACCAGGTCGAGGCGCGGGACAAGTTAATCAGTGGTGATAGTAAGCGCCTGATGGTTCAATGGCCCAGGCGAAGCGGTAAAGAGGTGACAACGTGGAATATAATACTTGATTTTGCTATCAGTCAGCCTGGCTTGTACATTATGGCCTACCCCACCAGCGTACGAGCCCGCAAGATTTTGTGGGAAGGAGCTATGCTCAACAAAGACACGGGCGAAAGCATTAAGTTTATCGACATGCTCCCTAAGCGTATGCTTGCGAAAAACCCGAATTCCGCCGATATGTCTCTCCACCTAACCAATGGTAGCTTAATCTGGGTGGTGGGTTGCGACATCGACCCTGACAAACTGAGGGGTACTAATCCCCTGGGAATCGTATTTTCTGAGTTTGCATTTGCCGATCCCACAGTTCTATACAACATGATGCCAGTTTTACGCCAAAATAATGGATGGCTGTTCGGTCAATCCACCTACGACGGTATGAACCATTTCTACTGGATGATTAAAAACAATGCTGAAGACCCGCTTTGGTTTTGTCGTGAGGAGAGTATTACCACCCTGGTGGATTCGGATGGAAATCCGTACATAACTGAGGAAGATGTTGACGAGGACAGGCGGGCCGGAATGCCTGAGTATCTTATTCAGCAAGAATATTACGGGAACGTGCAAATCAATGAAGAAACTAAATATTTCGCGCTGGCGCTTAATGAGGTTCATTCGAGTGAGCGTATTATTAAAGGGCACTACATACCTAATAAAAACGTCTATGCTTTTTACGATATTGGTGTATCTGATTGCACTGCTGTTACATTGGCCCAGTTTGAAACGCGGGGTGGAAAGCTATGGCCTACCGTTATCGGCTACATCGAGAACAACAACCGAGCGTTAGCATTCTACGTGGATGAGATTAGGCGGTTCTGCAACGCTAGAAACCTGACCTTCAAGATGCACTTTGTTCCTCACGACGGCGCAAACAGAAACTTTGGGGACAATCTCAAGACGACACAGGATTACCTAACTGAGATGGGCGAGATGAGTAATATTGTGAAGCGCCCAACCTCGCACAAAACAGCCATTGAAGCGATTCGACAGAAATTGTTTATGACGACGTTCAACCAAGAGAACACCACGAGACTGATAGACTGCTTGTCGAATTATGAGAAGGAGTACGATGTTAAGATGGGTAAATTCAAAGACCATCCAAAGCATGATTGGTCGAGTCACGGGGTTAAATCCTACCAGACTTTAGTGCTCGCGCTGGAAAGTGAATTAATTGTGGAAGTGGCGTATGATGTTATTTATTATAACGAGACATATTAGCAGGGATTGATATGATTAGTTTTGGTTTTGCCTTTGGTTATTCAGATTACGCTACGGTAGATGTTAACTTCCCCAAGCCTTCAGTTTATATTTACGTTTCTGGTGCCGGTGGTGATATCGTTTACCAGAATACAGCCGGTCAAGCGCAGTGGCTGCCTGGAGCAATAGAAGCGGGCATCTATCCTATTGCAGCTAAAAAGATATTAACCAGCGGTGTTGTGAACGGTACAGAGCGTACCACCACAGCAACTGGTTTAGTTTACGGCTCGACAAACATACCTTAAGGAGCTGCTATGTTCGGATATTCAGGGTGGTTAATTAGAAATCCTCCTTTTTTAATTTATACAGGTGTGAGTGGTATCCATCCCCCAGGTTCGGGTTTTTTGCTGTTGACGGATAATACCCCTATATTATTAACCGACTTGGAGCTTTTCGCCCTGACTTAAGGATTAACCATGTCTCAAACACTAGAACAGATTTTTATTGCCAACCCGATTACCACGAATACCTCGACGGATTTAATCTATTTTTCACAGTCACCTTACACCGCTGGTAATGACGCAGCAATGACCTATGCTAATTTTGAGGCTCAATTTGCGCCAGCCGGCTCGGTAGCTTCAGGAACAATCAACCAACTTGCTTGGTATTCAGCTACGGGAGCAGTGGTTTCAGGCTTGGCAACAGCTAACAACGGCACATTAATCACATCTGCCGCAGGTGTTCCTAGCATAAGCTCGACTTTGCCAAGTGCAGTGCAAAACAATATTACGGCGCTGGGTACGATTAACGAGACACTGAGCTTTACTGCTGTAAGTGCTGGAGCCCGAAGGATTGTTTTTAACGGGAATACTGATGGCACTCTTGCTCTACAGGCCGGATTAGGTTCGGCTACTTTTGGCGGTGGTTACGTAATGTTTGGCTTAACTCATGCATCCTATGCGGGATGGACTAAGGCAGCCATATCCAACCAAGCAGGCGCTAAGTTTGCAATAAATAACAATGGAATCGCTACAGGTACGGACGTGTTTACGTGCGATAGTTCTGGTAATGTAGTTGCCAACGGCTCGCTTACGGCCGCAACTTACACATCCACAGCCGACCTACAATTAACACCTAACGCAGGCAACGAATTAGACATTAACTTTTCCGCGTCTGACATCCCTGGCGTTCAGATTCGAAGCGCAAGCGCAACCGGTAATCCTAGATTGTTATTTTACAGAGGGAATACCACCGCTTTAAGTGGGCTTTATGCAGGTCAAAATGACAGCTTAACGGGCTCAGGTAATGGTATATATTTAAGGAATATCATTGCAGGCGGTAAGATTTTCTTGCGTGACTCTACCGGTAATGCTGTTACGGTTAGTGGTGGCAATACAACGTTGAGTGGCTCGCTTACCACCTCCCAAACCGCTGGCATAATCGGAACCACCACGAACAATAATGCTAATGCTGGGAGTGTGGGGGAGTATATAAGCTCGAATGTTAACAGCGCCTCTTTTGTTTCCTTGACGACTGCGACCGCGAAGGACATGACTTCCATTGAATTAACAGCAGGTGACTGGGAGATTGGTGGTAATTTAGTATTCAGAATGGATGCCAGCACTAATGTAAACCGTGTCCTTGGCCAAATAGCCGGGGTCTCTAACACCTTCGGGGATGCGTCATATTCCTCAGCTTTACAATATGGCTCGACAGGATTTGTGCCTGGATTAAATCTGGATATAGGTATTGTTATTCCAACACTTAGGACGAGCATATCAAGTACGGTGACGCGATACATTGTTGCTAGAGCTGATTTTACAGCGGGCATTTGCAAAGTGGCAGGTAATTTATGGGCCCGCCGTGTTCGGTAACAGGAGATTAATATGCTAGAAAAACAAGTATTACCCACCCGCTTAGTCGGGATTGATGAGGACACCTGCCAAGTAACCTTGGTGGAGTCTTATGTGATTCTAGAGGATGGCGTGGAGCTATCCCGTCATGAGAATTATGTCTACGCACCGTTTGACGATGCTAAGCTATCAGCGATGCTAACTGACAATAAAGCAGGTATTGCGTATGTGAATGCGCTGTCTGTGAAGCATCAAGATAAATTATTGGCGATGAAGCCCGTGCTAGTCGCGGCTGAAGCCGAAGTTAAGCAAGAAATTATAGGGGTGTAAATTATGCCAACAACAGAGCGGCTGTATGAGTTTGATTTGATGCCCACCCTAGACGCGGCTGATATTATTTACTGTGCTGATGTCTCGGACAGTGATAAGGAGGTCAAGACAACCGTGGCCGGTCTGATTGGGGCATACCCTGCTCTGTTATCACTGGGTGGTATCGCACTAGCTAACAGCATGATATTCATTACCGATTCATCCGGTGTTGCGCAACTTAGCTCCACCCTGCCAGCGTTCACTATGGGCGGAATTATTAGCGCGGATAACAATACAATTACAGGGCTGCCTACACCCACAGCGAGTACTGACGCGGCCAACAAAGCGTACGTTGACGCAAGCGGGAGCGGCACGGTTAGCTCAGTAACAGGGACCACGAATGAAATTGATGTTGGTGGAACAGCAAGCGACCCTGTTTTGAGTCTATCTGCTACCATCGACACCCCTGGGACGTTTAATATCCAGTCAACTACAGCCGTCGGTGGAATCAATAATGACAACACATTGGCGACAGCAAGCGCTACAACACTATCAACAGATTTAGCGCTTAAGACATACATTGATAATGTGGCGGGGAGTGGCTTCACTGTTGTGCTCACATGCTTGCTTGGCACGACTGCCAACCTTTCGGGAACGTATGCTAATGGAACGGCTGGTGTTGGTGCTACATTAACAAACAACACCACACAGGCAGCGCTTGAGGTTGATGGTGTTACCGTCCAAGTTGCTGATAGATTGCTTGTTAAAAACCAAACAGCCACCACAGATAATGGTGTTTATGTTGTTACGACCGTGGGTGATGGCTCTACTAACTGGGTATTAACTCGCGCAACTGATTACGATGAACCTAGCGAGATTATCCCTGGAACTTTAGTTCCGATATCAAGCGGAACAGTTAACGGCGGAAGTATTTACCTCGAATCAGCCACAGTTACAACCATTGGAACCGACCCAATCCTGTTTGATATCTTCGCCCAGCCTGGCAATAGCTTTGTGACCCTGGCGACAAATCAGACGGTTACAGGTGATAAAGAATTTACAGGAACCACGATTGTTCCTACACCATCCACGGACACAGAAGCAGCAAACAAGGGTTATGTAGACGCAGCAATCACGGGCGGTGGTGGCGGCGGTAACGTAGGCGACTTCGTTGACTTTGCCGGAACATCTGCTCCTTCCGGGTGCTTGTTATGTGACGGAACATCTTACGCAACCGCGACTTACCCCGACCTATTCGCGGTAATTGGTTACACGTGGGGAGGAAGTGGGGCTAACTTCAACGTGCCTAACGCAGAGCGTAGGGTAATGATAGGCTCAGGAGGCACGGGTACGGCAACAATTGGTAATGCAGTTGGTGATACAGGTGGCGCTGAGACCGTAACACTGGCCACAACAAACATGCCTGGAGGAGTGCCTATTAACGCATCCACCTCGGGTGGAATAAATGTTGTATCTAATACCGGCACAGCTTCTTACGTTCCTAAGTCAGGAACGCCGTATTCAGGCGGAGCATCAACAGCCGTAAATATAACCCAAAAGTCCATGGTTGTTCTTCGTTGTATTCGTTATGAGCCGGTAGCAACCAGCACAGCAACAGCATCGAACCAAGCGAGCCAGGAAACAGCCACAAGCTCGGTGGTATTTACTAATCCTGCAAGCCAGCAATATCATCCGAGCTCAGCGAAGGCGTGGGTTGTGTTTAATGGTACGGGGACGTTGGCAATTACAGCATCCTATAACGTTACAAGTGTGACTGATAACGGCTCAGGCGATTATACGGTAAACTTCACCAATGCATTTTCAAGTATAAATTATTCTGCTTCTGGTTCGTGCGCAGACGGGACAAGCATCACCTACACCTCGGGAACAGCGCCATACGTGTGCGGACCTCAAGCTACACCAACCGCAAGCGCATGGAGGTTTGGCACAGGGCAAGGTACTGTTGGCGCTCAATCTGGGGTTCGGGCAGATTACACGTATATTTCTGTTCAATTCTTCGGAGAACTTGCATGAATGTAGACACACGTATAGCTTACAAAGACGCAGGCGGTAATGTTTCAATCGTTACACCAACGCCTGAGTTTATCGAAAACGGCGGCACAATGGCTCAGTTTTTGGAGCAGCCATTACCTGAGGGTGCAATATTTGAAGTACTCCACAAAGATGATATCCCAACAGAACGGTACTTTCGTAACGCTTGGAAATTAGATGCAGGCATTAGTGTTGACCGAGCCAAGGCTGAAAAAATCCACATGGATAATCTTCGTAAGGTTCGGGATGATAGGCTTAAGGTTGAGGACATCGAGTATCAAAAAGCTTTAGAGATGCGTGATGATGCTAAAATGAACGCCGTGGCGAATCGCAAGAAAAAGTTACGTGACATGCCGATGGAAACGGATTTAAGCGGGTTGTCGCTTGAAGATTTAAAGCTATTTAAACCTGTAGTCCTGGAGGGTTGATTATGTCAATTTTCAGCAAGTTAGGTGATTTAGCGAAAAGCAGCAAGGTAACTACGTCGGCGGTGGTTATTTTGCTTGCGTGTATTGTCGGCGTTTCCGCTCAGTTTGTAACCAATAAAAAAGATGGGGTTGCGGAGCAAGCAGCCGAGCAGGCATTGAGAAACTACGGTATTGATATAGATTTCAGTCCTGAAAACGGTGGCGCTAACACTGAATAGTAGCGCCCCGCATCCATTATTTAAAACGGAAGGTCTTGGAATCTTTCATCGGTAGCGTGTGGGCGGTCTCGTGGTGGTCCACCAGCGCTTGAATTGCTTTGTGCTTGTGGCTCACCCGTAAAATCTTTTACGTCGTTTCTATCGGCCCACATCTCGCCGGAACCATCATTCTTAAGCGTGCCTTTTTTGATAACGATTTCAGCCGTGCCTTGGCGGCCAACAGTTTCACGCATGTTTAGCGTTCCATTATCGTATTCTTTAATCATGCCAATCGTTTTGGCGAAGTGTCGTAGCTTGTAGGCAAAGTTATCATCGCCGGTAATGTACGTGTAAACAATGCGCTCTCGGTTCTCGGAATCCCAAATGGTAAGTTTTAGCTTACACATTTCGTTTCCGTTTCGGTCACTCATAGGATGGCCATTTTTAGTGGTCTCAACATCCGCCACCTGGAATGGATAGGTCCCAGCATCGATAACATTCATGCTTTTTATTTCGGTTTCACTGTACGGTGTGTATCTCATAACATCCTCACTTAATTTCAAGTTTAGTTCTACGTTGCAAACATGCGCCAGGAACTTCAACGCCTTCACTCAACACCTCTTTTAACTTGATTTTGTCAATCGAGGTAACAACCTTCTCGCGAAGATATTCATCCGGTAACGCGAGGTCATCAAACACGTCCACGGACACAGGGCATTTTTTCACCCTGATTTTAAAATACGGCGAGGTGTCTATCTCGCTAATGCCCATTTTAACAAAGCTTTCGTGCAGATAATCGGTCAATGATTCTGCTTTGTTTTTAAGCGCATCCCTTCGCTTTTTCATGCCGTCCATGGCTTGCTTGATGGCTTCTTCTTCAGCTTCGATATTTTTAATGTAAGACGCTACAGATATAGCTTTGTTCTCAAATTCTTCCTTGAGGCCGTCCATGGCATCGAACATAGCTTGCGTAACTTCACCTGTTTCATCTACATCATTAAAGATAGATTCAAACTCGTTTGTTATCTCGTACAGTTTCATGTTTAGTTTCCGTTATTGTTAATTTT